CAGCCGTGGGACTGTCAGTCGCATCATCACTCGGTCTTCGTGCTCAACAGAGGCACACCCTGCCCGTGGCTTGCAAAGATCGATGGTGAGTTCTACCCGGCTAAGTATTACTTCACCGTAGACTACACGGATACAGAAGTAGCAGATGATCCAGCACAACACAAACAGAGTCACGTGCTCGAATTGCTAGATGCTGGACAGTGGACGGGCAACATCGTTGCTCTTCCGAACAACCGAGTGAGGGTGACTAACCCTGCATGGTTTGTAACGGGCGACGGCCCACCGGACTTCGCTCCTAGTCAGTGGGTCCATCATTCTAAACAAGACCCGAATTACGTCAGCGATACGGCACGGGTATTCAATAACCTCTACGCGGAGAGTGAAGATGAAGAAAATGATGAAAGCTAAGGGCATGGCGAAGGGCGGTAAGCGCGGCGGTGCCAAGAAGAAAATGATGTACGGCGGCAAGATGAAGCGCATGGCTAACGGCGGTCGTATGAAAGCCAAAGGTATGGCGAAGGGCGGCAAAGCCATGAAAGCCAAAGGTATGGCAAAGGGTGGTAAGAACGGTGGCGCAATGACCCTCGCATCGATCCGTGCTGCTGCCAAAGCAAAGGGCTACAAGCTCGTAAAGATGGCGTAGTCAGATGGCACGTCGCGGACTATATGCCAACATCGCAGCCAAGCGTCGTCGCATTAAGGCTGGTAGCGGCGAGAAGATGCGTAAGGCTGGTAGCAAGGGTGCACCAACAAGGGGCAACTTCAAGCGTGCTGCACAAACCGCAAGGAAGAGATGATGGCACGCAAAGCCGACAAGATGCCAGCCCGTAACAAAAAGAACTTTCGGCCAACGAAAGCAGGGGCTGGCATGACTAAGGCCGGGGTGGCTGCGTATCGACGCAAGAACCCCGGCTCCAAACTCAAGACTGCAGTCACGGGCAAAGTCAAGCCCGGAAGCAAGGATGCCAAGCGTCGTAAGTCGTTCTGTGCGCGTTCTGCCGGACAGATGAAAAAGTTTCCGAAAGCTGCAAAGAATCCAAATAGCCGCCTGCGACAGGCGCGGAAGAGGTGGAAATGCTAGCTGCATTGATCGGCCCCATAGCAAATTTAGCCGGTACGTGGCTAGAGGGCAAGGTCGAAAAGACAAAGGCCGAGACAGGGGCCAAAGTCGCAAGGGCAAAAGCCGAAGCGACTATAATGGAAAAGAAGGCAACGGGGGAACTCGAATGGGACTTGGAAATGGCACGTGGAAGCCAGTCATCGTGGAAAGACGAGTGGCTGGTCATTTTGTTTTCGGTGCCTTTGATCCTTGCATTCATTCCGGGTATGGAAGGAGTTGTAGCTAATGGATTCGAGCAACTCAAGGCTATGCCGCAATGGTATCAATATTCTCTGGGGGTTATCGTTGCTGCCTCATTTGGCGTTCGTAGCGCTACTAAATTCTTTGGGAAAAAGTAAGCATGGCCGAAGTTACTATGGAGCGCATCCTGAAGTGGAAGATACTCCCCCGCTTGATGATGCTGGGGATGTCGATCTCGGCATGGCGCGTGGTGGAGTGGTTCATGGGACTACCGGACCCGACAAGTCAACAGGCAGCACTTGTAAGTGTGGTGACGGGAACTTTGGCCGGTGCCTTTGCGGTTTGGATGGGACATGAGGCGAAATGATGATGAATGCACACAATGTAACTCCTAAGATGAAGTACGATATAAACACATTTATAAACAAGGTTCGCGTACACGAAGGCTTGGTCCTTACAGTGTACAAGGACACTCTCGGCATCGACACTATAGGTATCGGGCGTAATTTGAAAGACCGGGGGATCAGTAAGGAAGAACTCGATTACATGGACATTCCCTCCATAGATGCTGTCTACGAACACGGCATCACAGAAGCGGATGCGTATTACCTCGCCACAAATGACATCGCAATCGTAGAAGACGAACTGACACGAGCCAAGCCCTGCGTGTACGACCTCGACGCAGTACGTCAACTGATCGTGATGGATATGGCATTCAATATGGGCGTGCCACGCCTCTGTAAATTCAAGAAGATGTGGGCTGCTATCGAGGCGAAAGACTTCGACACCGCATCCGTCGAGATGCTCGATTCGCGTTGGGCACGGCAGGTCAAATCACGGGCGACGAAACTTTCGGACGCCATGAAAAATGGAGAGTTTGCATGAGCGAAGCACGAGGAAGACAGGCGCAGGAAAGCGCGGAAAAGAATAAAATGACAGCAGATCAAAAAGCATCCTTGATTGCGGGTGGAATAACTCTTGGTTTTGGTGCTTTATCTTCTGCTGTAATGATTCCTGCAATTTTAGAGGAACGAAGGCGAAATAAAGAACGTCGTTTACGACGCACTGGAAGTGATATTAAGCCGATTAAACCGGATAACCTGTGATGCCCCTAACAGACAAAGGTGAAAAGATCATGGAGTCCATGAAACGCACATACGGGGGTAAGAAGGGTGAAGAAGTCTTCTACGCAACGCGCAACGCTGGCAAGATCACGGGTGTTGAAGAGAAAGCGAAAGGTGGCCGGACTGGAAAAACTCGCAAATCGTCGAAGTCTAAAGCGAAAGGCAAGAGTCGAGTTAATGAGGCTGGCAACTACACTAAGCCCGGAATGAGAAAGCGACTCTTCAATCGTATCAAGGCAGGTGGCAAGGGCGGACGCCCCGGACAGTGGTCGGCGCGTAAAGCCCAGATGTTAGCCCAAGCCTACAAAAAAGCAGGGGGCGGTTACAAAGACTGATGAAGCACGTCTTTCTCCTGTTTGTCTTTCTTGGCACAGGAGAAGACAAACGTCAAATCAGTAATGACATGTACTTCCGGGATTTAAACGAATGCGTATGGTACGCACAAAAACTCCACAAACAAGGGAAAAAGGTGACGGCATACTGCCTGCCCAAGTTAGTCGATGAAAGCGTACGAGTGTATTAATGTTAGCCGAACTCGCTGCAGCCAACGCAGCCTTTCAAGTCATCAAAAGTGCTGTCCAGAATGGCAAGGAGATTGCCAGTGCTGGTAAGGCGATTGCTAACTTTGTAGGGGCAAAAGAACAGCTACAAAGAAAGGCACAAAAAAAGGGCGGCGGCTCAGACCTAGAAGAGTTTATGGCTCTCGAACAGATACGCGAACAAGAAGAACAACTCAAGCAGATTATGATTTATGTCGGACGGCCCGGACTATGGGGTGACTGGCAACGCTTTCAAGCAAAGGCACGGATAGCGCGTCGAGAGGCAGAAGAGGCAGCAATCCGCAAACGCAAGAAGATATTCGACATTACGATCATCACAATCTTCTTTGTTCTTGGCCTGACTATCTTCGGTGCGTTCATCGCCCTGCTACTGCATCATCAAGGCAAACTATAATTTACTTGCAAACTTTGCATATTTATGATATACTAAGGGTATTTGGGGGTTGACATGCACAGGCTGGCTATACAAGCGTTACAGCACAAATATCAGGCGGAGATGGCAGATGCAGAGTTTGTATTCCAAGTGTACATGGATAGGCCGGTGGGCGTCGGTGAACATCCGGGTCTGCTGGAGGAGATGGACTCGGCGCTTACGAAATGGGGTGACGCGCAGGACAAGTTGGCTGCACTCGCCACTCTCACGATGGAGATGAAGGATGCCGAAGAAGAAGAGCCAACGCTCTTTGACAGCGTGGACTAAACAGAAGTGGCGCACCAAAAGTGGCAAGCCGTCCACACAAGGTCCGAAAGCTACCGGGGAGAGATATCTACCGGAAAAAGCTATTAAGGCGCTTTCCGCGAAAGAATACGCTGCTACGACTCGCGCGAAGCGTAAGGCCACGAAGGCTGGTAAGCAGGTTGCGAGGCAACCTAAGAAGATAGCAAAGAAGACTCGCGCCTATCGCAAGGTACGATAGATGACATACGGATACTAAAATGGCAAGCACCTATCTAACCTTAGTCAATAATGTTCTTAGAGATTTCAACGAGGTAGAACTGACAAGTTCTAACTTTGCAACCTCTCGTGGGGTGCAGACAGCAGTTAAAGACTACGTAAATCGCTCTATCACTGACATACTCAACTCAGAACTCAACTGGCCTTTCACTCGTGCTGCAGGTTCTGTAGATGTTATCGCAGGTAAGGCTCTCTACAGTCATGCAAGTATAGCCTCAACGCTCAAGTATGTTGACTACGACACAATGTTCTTGAAGCCAAAAGACTATATCACAAACGGAGACTTTGAAATTGACGGAGCGGCAAGCATCACTAACTGGACTGCCGTGTCTGGCACTCCTGTCGCTAGTTCTAAATTTGGTAACACCCTGCTACTCACCAACGCAGAAGCGTCCCAAGAAGTGACAGACCTTATTGTAGGTCGTTCATATATCGTACTAACGCAAACTAGCGGTGCTACACTCACACTGGAAATTGGTACGAGTTCAGGTGGATCGCAGACTAAATCTGTCACGCTTACTATCGCTAGCGGTAACGAAGTAGCTCTTACCGAAACCACGTTCACTGCTACAGCCACGACGCATTACGTGAGCTTCACTGAAGCATCGGGTAACGCAGCGTACGTAAAGTTGGTTGAACTCAGTGAAGATGTCGTACCAATCCCTCTTAAATACTTGTCGTACGAAGAATACAACGATGAGTTTCGAGAGAGGGACAATCGTCCGGACACAGATAAATTTGCTGATCCGGAGTATGTGTATACCACGTATAACGACGAGATCGGTTTGACACCGATTCCTGACACAAGTAATAAAACCTTAGAGTTTGACTACTATGTTTCACACACTGATTTATCAGCCAGCACCGATACGTCAATTATACCTACGCGATTTGAGCCTGTCATAATCGCACGGGCTAAATATTACACACATCTGTTTCGTTCGGACGTGCAGTCCGCCCAGTTCTCTCTCAAAGAATATGAGGACGGTATCAAACGTATGCGTATCGAATTGCTCAACAGAAAGAATTACATGAGGGCGGTCTAAGTGCCTGATCTATCACAAGCACAACCTGTGGCATTCAACTGTGAGGGTGGACTCATAAAGAACCGCTCTACGTTTATGATGCAGCCGGGTGAGGCACTCGAACTCGAAAACTTTGAGCCGGACGTTGAGGGCGGCTACAAACGTATTCAAGGATTTTCCAAGTATGTAACTGCTGTAGTGCCGCACACAAGTAGCACATCAGAACCAATCTTATTAGTTGCATCTTTTGCAGACAAGGTCGTTGCCGCACGCGGTACGAGTATTTTCCAAGCGACACCCGGAGGGTCTAGCTGGACAAGTATCGACAGCGGCAGAACGAGTGCTGCTAAGTATAACTTCGAACGATTCAACTTTGACGGCAATGAGAAGCTAATTGTTGTAGATCAAACGAACGCACCGACAGTATTCAACAGTTCGTTCACTGCAACGGATGTGAGCGAAAGCAGTGTCGCGGGTTCTAAATTTGTTGCTGCTTTCAAGAATCACATGTTCTACGCAGGCAAATCATCCACTCCGCAAGAGGTGGTATTCAGTCAACCCTTCGATGAAGACGCATTTTCTAGCGGCAGTGGTGCAGGAAGTATCAAAGTTGATGACAATGTTACAGGTCTTAAAGTCTTCCGTGACAATCTGTTTATCTTTTGTGAAAACAGGATATTTAAGGTTGGTGGCAGTAGTCTTAGTGACTTTGCTGTTGTGCCTGTCACTCGTAACATCGGCTGTTTGAACGGTTTTACGATTCAGGAATTTGCCGGTGACCTCATCTTTCTCGGTCCTGACGGATTGCGTACGGTTGCAGGTACGGCAAGAATCGGTGACGTGGAACTGGGCACTATCAGTGCGAATGTGCAGTCCTTGTTCAACGAAAATATTGCAGACTCCGCCAGCTTTGAGAGCTTGGTCATACCTGACAAAACACAGTATCGCATATTCTTTAGTAAGGCAGGCACCGCAGAGGCGATTACGAAGGGTGTGATCTGCGTGATGAAGGGTCAGAAGTTTGAGTTTGCAGAGCTTCGCGGCATCAAGCCAGCCTGTGCAGATACATTTGTGGATGACGGTAACGTAATTGTTTTGCACGGCGCTGATCAAAACGGCTACGTATATCGACAAGAATCTGGCAGCGACTTTGATGGCACAGCCGTCTTGGGTAAGTATCGTGGTCCCGATTTGACATTTGGTGACGCCGGTATACGCAAGCACATGCAAAGGGTCATCATCAACTACAAGCCAGACTCCACAATCGATGCAGATTTATTTTTACGATACGACTACGAATCACCGGATGCACCTAGACCTGCAGCATATCCGCTAGATTCTACTGATGTTGTTGCCACATACGGTATAGCAAAGTACGGCACGGGCACGTATGGCGGTGTGTCGGAACCTCTAGTCAGACAATCTGTCGAAGGTTCAGGATTTGCCGTAGCTTTGCGAGTAAATGATGGGGGCACCACCGCCCCTTATTCCCTCAAGGGGTTTCAATTAGAGTTTCAGACAGGAGCGAGACGTTAGATGGGTGCCACCTATACCAGACAATCATCCTATACTGACGGCGATACCATCACCGCTGCTCACACCAACGATGAATTCAATCAGCTACTAGCTGCTTTCGCTGCCAGCACAGGACACACACATGACGGAACTACCGCAGAGGGTGGTCCGATTACAAAGATGTTGGGTACATCCCTGACATTGGGTGACGGTACGGCTGGAACGGACATCACAGTCACGTTTGATGGTGAGTCGAATGACGGTGAACTCAAGTGGATGGAAGACGAAGACTACTTTGAGTTTTCGGACGACATACTTGTAGCCAGCACAGAAAAACTGCAGTTCCGCGATACGGCAATCTACATCAACTCAAGCACAGACGGACAGCTTGATCTTGTAGCGGACACGGAAATTCAGATCGCTGCGACCACCATCGACATAAACGGTAATGTGGACATCTCCGGCACACTCACTATCGGCGGTGCCGGTATCTCTGAGGCTGAACTAGAGATACTTGACGGTGCAACAGTTACCACAACAGAAATAAATGTTCTTGATGGCGACACGTCTGCTACATCTACTACTGTAGCTGATGCAGACCGTGTCGTGTTCAACGACGCCGGAACTATGAAACAGGTGGCGGTCACTGACTTAGCTGCCTATTTTGATGACGAAATTACGGCTATGCCAAACCTCGTCACCACTGCAGCCACGACTGTCGGCGCACTCGACTCCGGTTCGATCACGTCCGGATTCGGCACTATTGACACCGGATCGTCAACGATTACAACAACGGGCCTCATCACAGGTGGCTCTCTCGACATTGATGATGTTGTTATCAACGGCACGACCATCGGTCACACAGACGACACAGACCTGATGACGGTGGCGAACGGCGTCTTGACCGTAGCCGGTGAAGTGTCGATGACCACGCTCGACATCGGGGGTACGAATGTTACGTCTACTGCTGCCGAACTCAACTACAGCGATACAGGCGCGGCTGTAGGCACAGTCGTAGCTAGCAAGGTCGTAACTGCTGACGCAAACAAGGACGTATCTAGCTTCCGTAACATCACACTCACAGGTGAGCTAGACGCAGGATCACTCGACGTGTCTGGTGATGCTGACATCGATGGCACGCTAGAAGCTGATGCAATTACAGTTGATGGCACGGCGTTGTCTACCGTCATTGCCGGGACTACTGTGGCCAATGCAACTTTAGCAGCCACCGTTACTGTAACCGATAGCACTGCCAATACAAATTTTCCTGTCGTATTTCACGACGAGTCTAACGCGCTTTTAGATGACACGGGCGCTCTTCGTTACAATCCAAGCACGGGCGAACTTTTAGTACCGAAACTTAACGTATCAGGCACTGACCTTTTTGTATCTAGAAATGTAGATGTTGATGGCACTTTAGAAGCGGATGCCATGACGCTGAACGGCACGGCTATCACAGCGACTGCCACGCTGGATACAGGCATATCAAACAACAATGTGCCTAAATTTACTAGCGGCGTGGCCGACGATGACTTTTTGCGAGTGGACGGCACTGCCATCGAAGGTCGTTCTGCCTCTGAGGTGCTTTCAGATATAGCAGCTATGCCACTGGCTGGCGGCGCATTTACTGGTGACGTAACCTTCACGGGTGACAACTACAACATCGTCTTCGACAAGTCTGACGATGCGCTAGAGTTTGCTGACAACGCCGTAGCCTCATTTGGTGATGGCGCTGACTTAAAGATTTTCCACGACGGCAATAAATCAGTTATTCAAGATGCTGGAACTGGTCAACTGCTTCTGCGAACTAGCAAGCTGGATGTGAAAAATCCCGACAGCAGCGCCGTAATGCTTCAAGCCACAGCGGCTGGCGCAGTCGAGCTTTACCACAACAACGCCAAGAAGCTGGAGACGACCAGCGGTGGTATAAGCGTAACCGGCGAAGTGGCTGCAACCAGCCTTGATATATCCGGTGACGTAGATGTAGACGGCACGCTAGAGGCCGATGCAATAACAGTCAACGGCACTGCATTAAATACAGTAATCGCAGACGAAGCCACGGCATTAGCCATTGCGCTTGGATGATAAGGAGTAGTAGATGGCTAATACATTCAAAGTAAAAACGAACGCGGCGATGCCAGCCAGTGCGGGTACGCCGCTGACTTTGTATACAGCGCCGTCAGGTACGACCAGCATTGTTTTGGGACTAATCCTCTGTAATGTACATACGAGTCAGGTGACCGCCGACGTACAGCTTGTGTCTGATACATCTGACACAGAGACCAACGAAACGGTCTTGCTAGTTAAAGACATTCCGATTCCGGTGGGATCTTCGGTAGAACTGTTGTCTGGCAACAAAGTTGTGTTGCAAACCACAGATGTATTGAAAATTGATTGTAGTGTCGCCGCCAAGATTGACGCGACTTTGAGCATTATGGAGATTACCTAATGCCGTATATTGGTGCAGGGGTACAACGATTTAATACTGCGGACAATCTGACTGTATCTGGCACGTCAGAACTAAAAAACAATGTGACTGTTACTGGTGATGTAACGGCATCTGGCACTGTACTGCCTACTGGAGACACTGCCGCAGGTGATGCGGCTGCTCTTGGCTTTACCAGTGCAGAAGGTCTTATCCTGACGGGTCAGGGTAGCACCAGCGACGTTGTAATCAAGAATGACGCCGATACTACAGTGTGTTTTGTTCCTACCGGCACGGATGACCTAAAGTTCAACGATAATGCCACTCTCATTTTTGGCACGGGTGGTGATTTAACCATCAATCATGACGGCTCTAACTCATTCATCACAGATTCTGGTACGGGCGCACTTTATATTCAGGGAACTAACGGTGTATTCATTCGCTCTGCTGATGGCGGTGAAAACCTTGCTTCTTTTACAGATGACGGTTCAGCTGCACTGAATCACGATAATACAACACGCATTGAAACCACTTCATCTGGCGTAGACATCACAGGCACGTCAAAAAGCGACCTAGTAGTTGTTGATAGCACCGGCGGCGCAACACCTACATACAGCCACACGAACAACGGCGAGGGTATCACTCTCCGCTACAACGATGACAGCGGTGCCAGAGCGGCTGACATAGTAGCGACTGGCAACACTCCTGCTGGCGCAACAATGGCGATGCGGTTTTTCGTGAACCCTAACAGCACTGATGCGGCGTCAGAGGTCATGCGTCTTCAGAATGGCGACGTGCAACTTGGAACCACCACAAACCACGGCGACAACAATCAAGGAGGCGTTACATTTCAAGCTTCTACCTTTGACAGGATGATGGTGAACATCGGTCATACAGACGGCAGTAGCAGACCTGTTGTGCGGTTCTTTGGTAATGCGTCAGAGTCTAGTTCAGGCAATATAAGCTGCAACGGTTCATCGACTGCCTATAACACCTCATCCGACCATCGCCTCAAAGAATCAGTCGTGGACATGACCGGCGCAATCGACCGTGTAAAGGCGCTTGCTCCAAAGCGGTTCAACTTCATTGTAGACGCCGACACAACGGTTGATGGGTTCCTCGCCCACGAGGCGCAGACAGTTGTGCCAGAGGCCATCACTGGTACGCACAATGAAGTTGAGACTTGGACACAGCAAGAGATTGATGATGGTGATGCACCGGACGGTGTTTCGGCTGGTGATAACAAATTAGATGCTGATGGCAACACAATACCGGTGTATCAGGGTAT